ACTGCTTACCGGCGACGTGCCGTGAGTGCATCTGTGCAGTCCATCAACCCGTCCGTCCGAACCCTTGAAGCGCCGAGCGAACTGCGTGCGCTTCAAGGGTGGATCATTTGGCGCTACGAGTCAGAGCCTGGAACCGGCAAGCAGTTAAAGACACCCTACTACCCCAACGGCGGCAAGCGATACGGCAAGCAGGGTTCACCCGAAGACCGGGCCAAGCTCGTCACTTTCGCAGCAGCTAGGGATGCGGCTGCGCGCCGAGGCTTTGACGGCGTAGGTCTGGCCCTCATGCCTGAGTGGGGTATCACGGCGCTCGACTTCGACCACTGCGTCGATGCCAAGGGCCAACTGCCCAAAGAGGTTGAGGATATTGTCAGCCGCACCTACGCTGAGTATTCACCCTCAGGCAAAGGGGTAAGAGCCTTTGTCAAAGGCAATCTGGGTAACAACAAGTCCTTCGTGGACGGGAGCAACGAGTATGGTTTCGAGACCTTCTCAACAAACGGGTTCGTAACCTTTACCGGCGCTCCGCTCCCGTTTACTGAACTACTCGGCCTTGAGGACTATATCGCCCCAGCCGATGAGCGCGTCCGCTCTTTAGCTGACAAGCGGTTTGCTAAACGGACTACCTACAACGACCCCGACGACTTCATGCTCGGTAACGAGCCGATCCTTGGCCTGACCTATAACGAGATCGCCCAACTTCTCAAGCCTCTGGACCCGTCCATGAGCCGTGAGAGTTGGATTCAGGTGGGCATGGCTCTGCACCACGAAACCCAAGGAGACGGGTTTGACATCTGGGACCAGTGGTCATCAGCAGGGCGTCAATATCCAGGTGCTGAGGCCCTACAGTCTCAGTGGGCATCGTTCGACCGGCGTCAGGGCCAGACCCGTCAGATCACAATGGCGACGGTCAAGCGCATGAGCCAATTGGCCCTAGAGCGCAACGCCCTGAGGGACGCGGTTGAAGAAGCCAAGGCGGCATCTCACACCCCGACCAAGCCCGACCTTGTAACCACGGGTGAGGACTTCGACGGCAGGTTCCCGATCTTCTCGGACCTTGCCTTCTCATCCCGTGAGCCGCCTGAGTGGATCATCAAGGGCGTCCTTCCGCACGCTGACCTGGGTGTCCTTTACGGTGCGTCTGGCAGCGGCAAGTCCTTCGTCGCACTGGACATGGCCTACGCCATTGCCCGTGGCGTCCAGTGGCGTGAGCGCCGTGTGAAGCAAGGCAGGGTGCTCTACATCGCTGCCGAGGGCGGTGGGGGCGTGGCTATGCGCCTCAAGGCCTATCGCCAGTTCAACGAGATTTACGACTCCTCACCCATCGGCATCATGCACGCCGCGCCCAACTTCATGTCCTCAGAGGACATCACTGACGTGGTGCGGGCCATCACCAAGGCTGAGGGCATCGACGTGATTATCGTGGACACCTTCGCTCAGGTCACGCCGGGAGCCAACGAGAACGGCGGTGAGGACATGGGCGTAGCTCTGAGGAACGCACGGGTGATCCGCGAGGCCACAGGGGCGATGGTGTTGCTCGTCCACCACAGCGGCAAGGACGCAAGCCGTGGAGCGCGGGGCTGGTCAGGGATCAGGGCCGCTGCCGATGTCGAGATGGAAGTCGCCAGGATCGAGGACTCTCATGTCCGAGTCCTGAGGGTGAGCAAGCAGAAGGACGGCGATGATACCTTCGAGTGGGGCTTCACGCTTGAGACTGTGATGCTGGGCGAGGACAGCGACGGCGATCCGATCACAAGTCTCGTGGTTGTGCCCTCTGAAGTTCCCAAGCCCGTCGCAGAGGACAAGGGCAAGAGTCGATACGGCAAGTGGGAGAACGCGGTGCTGGACGCCCTGAGCATCTGGGAAGGTCCCACCGAGCGCGTCAACTATGACACATTCGCAGAGCATGTGCTGGCGCTCATGCCTCCGGGTCCTGACGGTCGTGACGTGCGCCGTCAGTCCATCGACCGGGCGATCAAGAGCTTGGGCAAGAAGCCCGATGCCCCAATCGTCATGGAACACGGTCTGCTAACTTTTTACATCTGACCCTATTGCCTAGGTGCAGGTGGGGTGCTATCAAATTGGTCAAGGGCGATTTGGCCCTTTCGGAGAAATGCAAATGCCTAAAATCTATCTGGAACTTGAGATCGAACTGTCTGGCAATGTGATCAGCGGTATGGCTGCGACCCACAACGATCCTGGCCACGACGATTATATCGAGGACATCGACGTTGAGGATGTCACCTTCGAGGTCAGGGGCAAGACCTATGACCTGCTCAAGGGTCTGAGCCCCGAGGCGATCAAGCAGGTCCGACTGAACCTGACCGACGCGCTCATCGACCAAATGGCCGAAGCTATTTTCGAGGATGCGTGATGACTGTGCCAATGACCCGCCAAGAACTTGACGAGTGGATTAGTGGTGCTGTCCGCAGGACCAACAGGAACAGGTCACGGATGCTTGATTGGGATGGAGGTGAAATGCCAATCGGACCCAACACATTCGTCGAAGTGTTCTGTCGGGATGGTATCCGTCGATACGGAGACGCTGAGGACTTCAAGTGGGATCACATCGGCTCAGGCCGTGACATTGTTCTTTACTGGGTCCCCAACTCCAACCTCGTGAAGGGCGACCAATGACCCACAACCTCAAATACATTGGCATCACCCGCGACGCTCTGATCGACGCCGCCAAGTATGATCCTCCGAGCGCCGATCTTGTGACGGCGCTGGTTGAGGCGTTGATCTCCGAGGCAGCGGATGCTGACCAACTCGCTTGTGAGATCGACAATCTGAACGGGGAAGTCGATTCCCTTAACCTGAAAATCGAAGAACTTGAAACCAACCAGGAGACTGAATCAAATGATTAGCGTAACCTTCACCGCCGACAACATCCCTGCGCTCCGCAAGGAGATTGCTGAGTTTCTGACGCCCAATGGGGCAGTGTTCACTACGACAGACCCGTATCCCCTTGGTAACGCTCACGTCAAAGCGACTACTGTGGCCTACTCGGACGACATCCAAACCGAAGCAGCCGCTGTCGTTGCGGCACTTGAGCCCTCCGTTATCGCCCCTTTGGCTCCTGCCCCGACTGTCGAGGAGCCGGACCCTATCCCCGTCGAAACGCAGACGGAACAACCGACCGATTCTGCTTCCGATGCCTCCCCGCCGTCCAACGACATCGACCCTGACCTTGTGCGTGCGACCACCCTGCGACTGGCATCCCTCAGGGGCCGTGATGCTGTGATGGAGGTGCTCAAGCCCTACAACGTCGCACGCTCCAGCGAAGTGCCCCGTGACTTGTGGCCTCAACTGATTGCCGACCTGGAAGCAGCACAAAATGGCTGATCATGCCCGGTTCTCACCGTCAGGCGCCCATCGCTGGATGCGATGCACAGGGTCTCTGAGCCTTGAGCGGGACATCCCTGATCGTGGTAGCCGCTACGCCGCCGAGGGCACCGCCGCTCACGCTGTTGCCGACTGGATTCTGAGCGGAAACATTGACGACCAAGACGCCTACGGTTTGGTTAACTACAATGTCATCAGGGTTGACGGTAAAGATCGACTCTACTCTGAACGCTTTGGGGACTCTGAGTTTTGGGGTGAAGTTGACGCCGCTATGGTCGAGCACGGACTGGACTTCGCTCGACTGGTCCGGTCCTACGCGCAAGGCTCTTTGCATCCGGTCATCGCAACGGATCAGCGATACGACTTCAGTCACGTCATCGACGTTCCAAACTCCTTCGGGACTGCCGATGCCGTGGTGCTCGATGGCGATACCCTGATCGTTATCGACTACAAGTATGGGATGGGTGTGAAGGTTGATGCCGAGCACAACGAGCAGCTTCAACTTTACGCTCTGGGTGCTCTGCATCAGTATGAGATCGTAGCCGACATCCAGCATGTCATGATGGTTATCCACCAACCGCGCATGAACCATGTCAGCGAGTGGCAGATCACCGTCGATCAACTTCGCCAGTTCGGTGAGGAAGCTAAACTCAAGGCTCAGAATATCCTGGCCGGGGTCATCGACTACGAGCCCGGTGAGAAGCAGTGCAAGTTCTGCAAGGCCAAGGCCACCTGCCCTGCGCTCAAGGCTGAGGTGCTCAACACCGTAGCCGCCGACGCTTCGGACTTTGAGGACCTGACTGAGGCTCTGACTGTCAGCGAGGAGCCTTCCGAACTCTCGGTCATGATGTCCAAGGTCAGTCTTATTGAGGACTGGTGCAAGGCTGTCAGGGCCGAGGTCGAGCGCAAGCTGTTCGACGGTCAGGACATCCCCGGCTACAAGCTCGTCGAAGGGCGCAAGGGCATCAGGAAATGGGCGGACGAGGAGGCTGTTCTCACGGCCATGAAGTCCTTCCGCATGAAAAAGGACGACATCTACGATTACACCTTGATCTCGCCCACCAAGGCTGAAAAGGTGTTCTCAGACAATCCGTCGCGTTGGGAGAAACTCGAAAAACTGACATCCCGATCTGACGGCAAACCATCCGTGGCACCCGCCACTGATAGACGGCCAGCACTGACCGTCTCGGCAATTGCCGATGACTTCTCCGATCTTACGAATTAGGAAACTGCGAAAATGCGAATGACCATCACGAACGTCCGACTGGCCTTCCCGGCGATCTTTGCGCCTCAGGCCTTCGGTGAAGGTGAACCCGCCTATGGTGCGAAGTTCATCGTCGATCCCAAGGACCCTCAGGTCCAGAAGATCAGGGACGCCATCACTGCCGTGGCGAAGGAAAAGTGGGGCGAGAAGGCTTCGAGCATCCTGGCTCTGCTCACTGAGCAGAAGAAGGTGGCTTGGGTCGAAGGCCCTTACCGCAACTCGAATGGCGACGCCTATGACGGATTTGAGGGTAAGTTCTCGCTCTCGACCCGTAGCGCCAGCACCCGCCCGTCCGCTCTGAACCGGGACAAGTCGCCCGTCACCCAGAATGACGGTGTGATCTACCCCGGCTGCTATGTGGACGCTGCCGTTGAGTTCTACGCTCAGGACAACAAGTGGGGTCGCCGTATCAACTGCGGCATCCGTGGTGTCCGGTTCGTTGGACCCGGCGACAGTTTCGGCGGTGGCTCGTCGGCGGCTGCTGATGACTTTGCCGATCTGGCCGACGAGGACTTCGTCTGATGTCGGAACTCGGACACAACGTCGTGGCTGGCGATCAGATCAAGTCCATTGTTGATCGCGTCCAGCACCTCGAAGACGAGGCTGTTGCCGTCAAGGAGGACCTTAAGCAAGTCTACGCTGAGGCCAAGGGTAATGGCTTTGATGTGAAGGCCATCAAGAAACTGGTCAGGCTGCTGAAGCAGGACCGGGCCAAGCTGCAAGAGGAAAAGGCCATCCTTGAGCTTTACGCCTCTGCTATGGGCTACCTCGATCTGGTCTAGGTAGTTTCCCTGAACCTGGGTGCGGGATAACGGGCGTTGTGTCCGCACCCAGTGTTTTATTTCATCCGAGGCGTTAGTCCTTTGTCCAAACAAACCCTGATCCTCGATACCGAGGTCTATATCGACTATTTCCTGGCCTCATTCATGAACACCGAAACCGGCAATGTCCGTGAGTTCGAGATGTTCCCCGGTCACAAGTTCGATGCCGAGACCGTCAAGCGGATCATGGCTCGCTACAAGATCGTGACCTTCAACGGCAATAACTTCGACATCCCAATCATGAGCGAGGCGGTCAGAGGCGCTGGCACAGCCGCCTTGAAGAACGTCGCCAATGACATCATCGTCAGGGGTAGGCGTCATTGGGAACTGGGCATCGAACCCATGCAGTGCGATCACATCGACCTGATCGAAGTCGCTCCGGGCATGGCGAGCCTGAAGATTTACGGCGGTAGGCTCCATTGCGACAAGATGCAGGACCTGCCCATTGAGCCTGACGCCCACATCTCGCCGTCCGAGCGCATCCAACTCAAGACCTACTGCGTAAATGACCTTCGGACCACCAAGGCGCTTTACGACAAGCTGCTGCCCCAGATCGAACTGCGTGAGCGCATGTCGGCTGAGTATGGTGTCGATCTGAGGAGCAAGTCAGACGCCCAGATCGCAGAGGCGGTGATCGGCAAGCAGGTGGCCCACGCGATGGGCGTTGAGCGCCTCTACAGGCCTATCCTGGAGCCTGATTCGGTATTCACCTACACACCTCCCACCTTCATCCAGTTCGCCTCAGAGCCCCTTCAGGAGGTCTTGAGAAACGTGTGTGAAACCACCTTCGTGGTGCCCGAGAGCGGTAAGGTGGACATGCCCAAGTCACTGTCCAATGCCCGAATTCAGATCGGTGAGGGCGTCTACCGCATGGGCATCGGGGGACTCCATTCGAGCGAGAAGTCCGTCGCCTATATGGCTGACAGCGACTACCTGCTGATCGACCGGGACGTGGCGAGCTACTATCCCGCTATTATCCTGAACACCGGGCTTGCTCCCGAGGAGATGGGCGGTGCGTTCACTCAGGTCTATGCGCGGATCGTCAAGCGCCGACTTGAGGCCAAGCGCAAGAAGGATGCGGTGACTGCCGATGCCCTGAAGATCACGATCAATGGCTCGTTCGGCAAGTTCGGATCGAAATGGTCCAAACTCTATAGCCCCAACCTCATGATCCAGACCACTGTCACAGGGCAGCTATGCCTCTTGATGCTGATCGAGCAGATCGAGCGCATGGGCATCCAGGTTGTGAGCGCCAACACCGACGGTATCGTGATCAGGTGCCCTGTGGGCTGGTATGACGACCTCCTAAAGACCATCAAGGCGTGGGAGGCTGCTACCAGCTTTGAGACTGAGGAGACTCGCTACCGGGCCATTTATTCGAGGGATGTGAACAACTACATCGCCGTCAAGGCCGATGGGGTGAAGACCAAGGGCGCTTATGCGACTGGCGGACTGATGAAGAATCCAACCAACGAGATATGCTCGCTGGCAGTGGTCAGGATGCTGACTGACTTCATCCCCGTTCAGCGCACAATCCGTGAGTGCTTGGACATCCGCAAGTTCGTCACCATCCGTCAGGTCAAGGGTGGTGCTGTCGATCAGAACGGTGACTATCTGGGCAAAGCGGTCAGGTGGTATTACGCCACTGGAGTCGAGGGGCCTTTGACCTACAAGACGAACGGCTACACAGTTGCTCGCAGCGAGGGTGCTAGGCCACTGATGGACTTGCCTGAGCACTTTCCGAGCGACGTGGATTATGACTGGTATATCCGAGAGGCCAACTCGATATTGGCTGACATCGGAGCAGACAAGGCATTAGCGCCATTTATGGAACTCGTATGACACCTGAGGGCGTAATCCAGACCTACCTCAAGTCTCAGGTCCTTCGGCACGGCGGCAGGTTCCGCAAACTGAAGTGGATCGGACGCAAGGGTGCTCCCGACTGTTTCATCTGGTGGGAAGGTCCTATCTTGGCGCTGGTCGAGGTCAAGACCGAGGTCGGTAAGTTATCGCCCCATCAGGTCTATGAGATCGACAGGCTCAAGCAGGACGGTTTCAGGGTCTATGTCGTCCACTCGAAATTAGAGGTCGATGCCTTCATTTCCGAGTTGACGGCGTTATCCCACAAAGGTTAGTCTTTGGTTACAGCGATTGACGCTGGTTGGAGAAATGAAATGAGAAAATTGATCAAAGCCGAAGACGCTGGCTATCCTGCCGAGTGGCACGAGGGTGAGCGGTTCTTCCACGCCAACGTCCAGCAATTCCCTCAGCGTCGAATCTCGTGGGGTTGGGTCCTGTATCACACCGCTGCTGCCATAGCTCTGATCGGCACGGGCGTCTGGTTCTTCTACGTCGTGAGCCTCGCCAATGGATAAGGTGTATTGGACCGAGGCTGAGATCATTCAGCTTGAAGACCTGAGGGCTGAGGGTAAGAAGATCAGAGAGATCGCCCTGATCATGGGTCGCTCATACGGTAGCATCCGACACCGTTACCAACTACCTACCGAGGAGTTTACGCCCGACCGTTGTCGCAAGTGGGAGCCGTCCGAGATCGAGCAACTCAAGGCTATGGTCTCGGAGGGTGTGTCCAACGAGGACATTGGCGTCGCTCTGAACCGAACGCCAGAGGCTGTGTCCGCCAAGTCGGGGCTGCTGGGCTTTGGCAAGCTGCGACCGCCGAAGTGGTCTGACTCCGATAAGCAGACGATCCGAGACATGGTTACTGCCAAGGTGTCGTATCACAAGATCGGCTTGCTCCTTAAGCGGTCGGCTTCTGCCGTCTCGGGCATGGCTCACCGTATGGGGCTGTCAGAGACCCGGCATCAGAAGCCGACCTTGATCGCTCAACCCAAACCCGACAGACCTATCGAATACGTCCCTCCAGGCGGACTGCGCGTCCACATCCACAGGTTCGACATGGCTAAGATACCCAGTATCAGTGGCTTGACTGTTCCGGGCTCAACGCCCCGTCCGCTTGTAAGTCGGAAGTTTGGGGAATGCGCTTTCCCAGTTGAGGGGGATAGTCATGACACCCTTTACTGCTGCCTACCCGTCAAGCCCGAGAAGAACTACTGCAAGGCCCACTACCGCGTAATGTATGTGATGAGGACTTAATGGACATTGATCAAATTGCTCGAATTATGCGGGCTTACAACATGACGCCTAACGAGGCGCGTCTGACTATATTCCTCGCAGCAGAAAAGCGTGTGGTCACAGTATTTGAGATTGCCGATTTTCTTGGTAAGCGTGAGCAAGCGAACGAGAACTGGTTTGCCGTCAACAACTACGTCAAGGTTCTGATCCACAAACTGAGGCGCAAGGTCGGTAAGCAACTGCTATCAAACGTGTGGGGCATTGGCTATGAACTGACGCCCAATGCCGAATTACTCGAAGTGCTACAGTGAGCCGTCCGTTTACACCTCACCCCTATCAGCGCGACATCATCGACTTCATACACGACACGCCGAGGTGCGCGGTGTTCGCCGCGATGGGCACCGGCAAGACGGTATCGACCCTGACGGCGCTCGACCAGTTGGCTTTGGCCGAGCCGGTCTATCCGGCGCTGGTGCTTGCCCCTCTGCGCGTCGCCCGCTCGACATGGCCGTCCGAGGTGAAGAAGTGGGATCACTTGGCCCATATCCGCTTCTCGGTCATCACAGGCTCACCCAAGGAGCGCCTAGCCGCCCTGAAGGCTGACGCTGATGTCTATACGATGAACTACGAGAACCTGGAGTGGCTGGTCGAAACGCTTGGAGACAAGTGGCCGTTCCGCACAGTGGTTAGTGATGAGTTAACAAAATTGAAGACCTTCAGGACCCGACAAGGCTCCAAGCGGGCTAAAGCTCTGGGCAAGGTGGCTCATGCCCACGTCAACAGGTTCATCGGTCTGACCGGAACGCCAGCGCCGAATGGGCTTGTGGACCTATGGGGTCAGATGTGGTTCGTTGACCGTGGTGAGCGACTGGGCAGGACCTACAGCGCCTTCGAGTCCCGCTGGTTCACGAAGGGCTGGGACGGCTTCAGCGTCAAGCCTATGGCTCATTCCCAAGTGGAGATCGAAAACGCCATCAAGGATGTATGCGTCACGATCTCTGGCCTGCCGGTCGATGAGCCGATCACCAACTACATCTATGTCGATTTGCCGAAGGACGCCAAGGCCCTCTACAAGGACATGGAGAACATCATGTTCGCTGAGATCGAGGGGGTTGGCGTCGAGGCTGTGAGCGCAGCGGCCAAGACGATCAAGACATTGCAGATCGCTTCTGGCTTCCTCTACACGGAGGAAGGCGACTGGAAGCTGGTCCACGACGAGAAGATCGACGCCATGAAAAGCGTCGTTGAGGAAGCCGCTGGAAACCCGGTGCTCTGCGCCTATCAGTTCAAAGCCGACCTGGAGCGACTGAAGAAGGCGTTCCCCAAAGGTCGTCATCTGGACTCGGACCCCAAGACCATCGACGATTGGAATGAGGGTAAGATTCCTGTGATGTTCGTTCATCCCGCCAGCGCCTCGCATGGGTTGAACCTAGCGGACGGCGGTAACATCCTTGTGTTCTACGGCAAGGGGTGGAGCCTTGAAGAATACCAGCAAGTGATTGAGCGCGTCGGCCCCATGAGGCAGAAGCAGGCGGGCTATGATCGACCCGTTTACATTCATCACATCATCGCTCGGGATACAGTGGACGAGATGGTTCTGGATAGGCTAGAAAGTAAACGGAGTGTGCAGGACATCCTGCTCGAAGCCATGAAACGGAGAACCAAATGACTCAATACGATCAGACCGAATACCCCCGAGCCCGTCTCCCTGAGCGTGTTGAGATCGAGGCTGCGACCGACATGGACGAGCTACTCGAATGGCGTGATGCTGCCGAGTGGGGTCTGAACAAGATAGAGTCTGACCTGGAGTTCCTGATCGACTCGGACGACGACTGGCGAGCCCGCGCACTAGCAGCCCTCACGGCCCATAAAATCTGCCTGAAGCACACAGAGCGCCGTATCGACAAGCTGCGCTATGATGCGAGTAAGGCGTCTCGACCCGATGACATGGCTGCTCGGATCATCGACCGCACAAGCTGGTTGTCGAAGTTCCATCAGGCAGCGGTCCAGCACCTCGACGTTTCGACGATGGACCGGCTATCAAAATCTGCAAGCAAGATGCTTGAGACGGCTATTGTCAAAGAGGTGAAGGGGACTTGAGCGATTCGGTCAATCGCCCGAAGCACTACACTTCCCATCCAGCTAAGTGCTCATGCGGCTCCGGCATCGAGTGCATCCAGATCACGGAGCACATGGGATTCAATCTCGGCAACGCGATCAAATACATATGGCGAGCAGACCTGAAGTCCGACGCCATTGAGGACCTACGCAAAGCGGCTTGGTATATCGACCGGGAAATTGCGCTTAGGGAGCGTCGGGAGTTGCCAAAGGGCTGAATGGTGGGTAGCCTGATTGCCGCAGAAGGTTGGTCCCTGACGCAAAAAACTTGAGGCCCGCTGGAACAAACCAGCGGGCCTTTTTGTTAGAGGTTTGGAACTCGATTGGCCGACCACTTTGATCTTCGCCAAGTCAGATACTCGGCCATCTCCTCAAGCGAGAAGCATGGGCGGATATACCTGACCGGATCGTGAGCGTATTCGGGGTCGATCACAGCGGCCATTGAGCGAGCCCAGTTACCTTCCTGGAAGCCCTTCTCCTTGGCGTAGTGGTCCATGTCCTTGTAGGTGCCGAGCCTGAAGCCGTGGCACAGGCGCTCAGGGTCGTTGTGCCAGATCGGGATGTAGCCGGTCGTATGGCGGTGTCCGCAAGCCATAATGTGGTCTCGGTGTCCGAATAAGGTCTCTCGGACCATAGCGTGAGCGGGGTTGAACTGAGAGCCACCGGGGAAGTCGTGTCGGACGTGAACCTTGGCGTGATGGCCGGAAGGGAGATTGAGTTGCATCCTAGCCGACAAGTCATAAATGCCAAGAGCACCAGTTATGCGATGTATATACTCGCCAACATCGCCTTTATCAGTATTCCATGAGTTGCCAGTGAAGTGCGCCTTGTTGTCCCGTCGAATCATGAAGTTCCCATGAGGAACTCGCAGGCACCAAACCTTGTCGCTCGGAGCGCCTTCTTTGACCGACTTCCTGCGAGTAACTTGGAGTTCTGGCTTTTCGCAGACGTTCAACCTCCAATCCTTACCCCGAGCGACTGACAAATGGGCTCTCCACCCATGAGATACACAGGCGGCTTGCAGAGAGTCTAGGAATGCCTTGTCCTTGTGAATAGCGGCGGCGCGAGTTCCGCCACTGGCCCAAGCGCCATCACCAGCAATGATCGCTTCTAGCAATATGGTGAATTGCCGATCACTCAGCCGCCAAACCCAAGAGGGCATCGTCCCCTTGCTCTCAAAGATTTCCATGCACTTGCGGGACTGAACCGAGTCAATCCGGTATTCCCTAGACGGGAGCGGAGGCCTTTTGAGTTCCTTACCGCAGACATGGGTTATGTTCCGAACCCTAGTTATGACATTCGGAGTAAGTCCGCACGCCGCTATGGCCGAATCCAGATCAGGTGAAGGTTTGCTTTGATAGAAGGTGACGTAGGGGGTCCCTGAGCTATACCTAACTCCTCCGTCGGTCAGAAACCAACCAGTCAGAGCGATCCAGTCGTCGGACAGAGGGTAGTCTTCTCGACCGGACGGAGCCGCAAGGGGTATTTTAAACGAGCCAGGAAGATCGTTCGCGTATTTGAACTGCCTATCAGTCCACTTGCTATTGTTTATCTTGCCTTTGTGCAAGACACGGTGATTAGGAGTGGCGTTTAGACTCAGACCGCGAGCCTCAATCGACACCATTGGTTCAGAGTTTTCCCGCCTGATAACCTCGAATATCTCAGTCCAGACGGCGTTTCCGTTCTCGTCTATTGATAGAACGTGGTCATCGTCCTTAATTTCAGTATTGTCCAACCAACCTCTAAGTGTAAGAACTTCAGTTTCATAATCTATACAGTCATGATTTCCAACTACTCGCATCAACCAAGGTAATTGAGTCATCAACCACTCAATCAATACTAGCGCCTGCTTAGACGTTACTTCTTGATTGGCATATAGCTTGGCAAGTCTACCTACCCAGTTGTTGCTGTCGTCTCCGACATCTACAGCTAGGACGCCTTCTGTGTCTCGACAGATCGCCACGTCACGTTCAAGGTCTCCCCAAGCGCATCCAGGGTCATCGACGTGGGGGTCTCCGAAGAAGGCGATGGCAATGGGGCCTTCCACATTGACCTGAACCTGTCGGAGCTTGGCTGCGTCGTGGAGGGCTTTGCGGCTCTGGTGCCGAATCTTGAGGGCTTGGATCAATTCTTCGGCAGAGGGATCGCCGTCATGGGGTAGTCCTGAAACCTCGAAGGTATTCCTGCGGGGTGCGAAGGCGTCGGGGTCAGGGGCCAGATCGTAGAGGCGTTTGATCTGTCGAACCCGGTGTCCCATCGTCTGCTGGGTTATCCCCATGCGTTCAGCGGCTTCTGCTGAGGCTGTTCGCTTATGTCCCGCGTGAACGAGTCCGAAGCCTTCTGCCAGACATTCGTTGATTACGTCTATGGTTGTTTGTGCTTGTTCGTAGCTGATTGGCGGTGCTGACAAGTTTAATCCTTCCCTACTTGGGGATTGTTTAAGTTACAAGCTTTTGGTGGTTACTCAACCTAACTCATCGTCTTGAAGTTCAATGCTACCTGGCGGTGGCTTGATCTTCTTGCGACGCTTCGGATAGGGCCGTCCGATGGACTCTGCCCATTCCGCTCTCAGTTCCTCATAATCGGACTGCAACTTGCGAGCACGGCTCACAAGGTCTTCGATGCTTGTTGGTTCTGACAATGTGCGTCCTCTGTGCTCGGGCGCGTAGAGTGATTAGTCGGTTTGGTTTACGCGCTCTCTGTATCGCTTGTCGGACTCTACCATGACGTTATCAGCCCAGTCACGCAAATCTTGAGCGGTGAAGTCTGGGAACTTCTTGCCGTTGAACTCAATGTTCGAGTTGGCGCTGATCGCACCTGAGTCAAGCAGCGAGGTGATCGGAGCGTCAACCTCTGCGTCTAGGACCTTCGGAGCACCGTAAGGACCGGCAAAGTGCATAAGGTAGACGTTGCCTGGAGTGACCTCGTAGCCGCCGTCCATCAGGCGTCCGACGTTCTTCTGGGTGTAATGACGACCCATAGCCGTCAGATCATCGGCGCTAATGCGACCGTCAGCCCGCATGGTTTCAGCTTCCTCAGGGGTGATCTTCGCACCCTCATGCGTGTCGTTATAGACTT